TCAGTACATTTTGCAGGTTGCAATGATATCATCTTTGTATTTATAGATGTCGTTCAAAGATTCAAGCAGGTGCTTGGTCCCCTTCTTATCAGCATCGAAGGTTTCAATGTATTTGTTCGAGCTGTTGAAGTGCAGACGGCAGATTGGTTTGCGGTTGTTGTCGTCAAGCAGAATGCCGAAATATGATTGCGTGTCCCGTTGAACGACCCGGGTTATGTCATCGATCTCGGGGTATAGAATAGCTCGAACAATGTAGAAACCCTGCAACTCTTCGTCTGTTGTTGTTATCTTGTTTTCGGGCTCATCGTTCGGAGTCTCTTCCGCGCGCGGGCTCTGAACCGGAGATTCAACCTTTGCTTCGGCCCGATTCTCTACGACCGCATCTGATCCAATTGCGGATTTCAGGCGCTCGTTCATATAGTCGTTCGCATATTGTGCGAATGCCTGCTTGACGATGGCGCGGAACTGTTCCAACGTTACATCGTTGAAACGTCCCGGATAAACCGGACGTGCGAAATACTTCACAAATTCATCGCTGGGGTTGTTCACCTCCTGGACGATGGCGTTCCGGATCTCGTTCGTATATTTCAGTTCGCTGGCCGTATTGAGAATCGTGTCGACATCGAAATAACTCTTGTGGAATTCGCGCAACTTTTCGACCTGTGATTCCCTGTATTTTTCCAGATTGAATTCGAAAAAGGGCTTCTCATCCATCTTGTTCTTCTCTACCAGATCGGTGTAGAACCGATAGACGATTCCATTTGTCAGGATGCCAAAACGGGCGTTCGATACATGGAAATAGCGGAACAGTTGGCCGTTGTGGGAATTCAGATCCTCTTTCCAGTGCTTGCATTCAATCAGGATAATGGGCTGTCCGTCCTTGTGGATGGCATAGTCTATCTTTTCGCCTTTCTTGATGCCGAGGTCGCAGGTGAACTCGGGAACGACTTCGGTAGGGTCGAATACATCATAGCCGAGTGCCTGAATCATCGGCATGATAAACGCTGTTTTGGTAGCCTCTTCGGTCAGAATATTTTCTTTGAGCTTGACAACACGGTCGCTCAACTGCTTGATTTGATCTTTGAAGTCCATGATAGGTTATTTTTTGATTGATATAGCTGTCCCTGAGATGGTGTAGTAATTCGTTCTGCGGTCAAATTTAATGTGTAGACCGATGATCCCGTTGGCTCCCATCGATTTCGCCCGTTCAACTATCTCGGCCAAAACTTCGTCGTGCGATATGTATTCGTTCGCCCCGGAAATTTTCTCGCCATTTACTGCATATACGGCTCGATTCATCGGATTTTTTTGGTCTCGACGGATGGCGTATTTGTCGATTGAAATGTCTGCCAGGCAATCGTACTCGAAGGGAACTGCGTCCGATGAATAGATTCTGAATCCTTCTGTCAGGTAGGGACGATAGTCGACTATGGAAACATAGTCAGGGATTGCAGCACAGGCAGTGAACAATGCAACTGCAATGATAAGAATGGCCTTTTTCATAGCTAACTGTTCGTTATATTTGAAGAGTTATCATGATCTATAACGTATTTTTCGAGATCCCGCCCTTGACCAGGTAGAGGCGCAGGATGTCGTCCTTCTCGATCTCGAACGGGTCAAAGTCCTTGTTTTCCGAGACGCACAGCACATGTTGCGCATCGGATCCCTTACGCAGGTATTTCACCATGCGGTTGCCCTTCTTTGTGATGACCAGATAGACATTGCCGTAGTCGATGAATGACTCCATCCACTCCTTCAGGATGATGATCTGGCCGCTCTTGTAGAGAGGCAGCATTGAGTCTCCGTAGAGGTTCACGGCATCCGTGCAGTCGCGGAACTCCGGAATGTCGAGGTCGATGTATTTGGTTGTCACTTGGTCGTCGAACAGAGTGATGCCTCCGGCCGTCGCATCCACATCGACCCAGTAGCGGATCCGGCTGTGTGTGGTTGCAACGTCGGTCGATTCTTTCAGCATATTACCTTCTCCCGTTAGCAGCCAGCTTCGGTCAACTTCTGGAAATACAGAAATTATCTTGTCGGCCATCTTCGCGGAGATGTTCTTTGTTTTGCCGCTCTGGATGTCGTAGATTGCCTGGGGGCGTTCTAAGCCGATTTTCTCCGAAAATGACTTCGGATTTAACTGATAGTGGGTCAGTATTTTACAAATTATATCAGCTCCGCTCATAAAAAAATACAGAAAAAATCTTTACATTTTGTTTGGATATACAGAAATCGTCTGTATATTTGTGGTGTCCAATCAATCGTACAACAAAGGTACGGCGAATTGGACAATTTGAAATGTAAAGATTTACAATTTTTTGGACAAAAGCAAATGGCGGAGGTAAAAAAGGATGATCGGATTGTGCAGATTATCATCACACGACGAATGCACGGAACGCTCGATGATTCTCTATTGAAGCCCTTGGCACGGGGTGGGGTTGATTGTACGATTGAAGTGGACGGCCAAGTAGTGTATGATATCCGGCAGTCTTTTGTCCACTACAAGCAAACAGAGCCGTGGCGGTTTGAGCAATGGCTGGTATTCGGGATTGGTTCATCGGAACAGGGAAAGGGCCAGCAGAATGAACGATCCTATCGATGCGGTTTTGTGAAAAGAATTCGAACTGTGATGAAATTGATTTTAGGAAACAAATAGCGATGATAACAAATCAGACACGCAATCCCGACAACTCCTTCACCAAGGGGATCCGCGAGGTGGCTGCACGCGACCGCCGCGAAGCTGCCGAGGTGCGTATGGAGATCCGTGAGGTCCTCGGCAATTTGAGCCGCTCGGCCTACTATTACCGGCAGTGGGGTATTACGCCGCATTCGCCGGTCGAGCGGAGCGGCATCGAGACGATCTTCCGTCGCCATCAGGTGACGCAACCCTGGGGTCTATGAAACGCGATGCAGACAGCCTCTCGCCGGCCGAGACCCGAGTGATGCGGGCGGTGATCGAGACCCGCGGCGGGAATATCTCCCGCATTGCCGAAGCGCTGCACGTGACCTACCAGGCCGTGGCCAACACGCTGTCGGTGATGTACGACAAGCTGCAAGGGGAGTTGGACGGCAACCGGACCATCCAGGCACTGGTCGTCTGGTACTACCGGTCCGATCTCGGGCGACGCATCGGAGCCGCCTGTCTGCTGGGGCTGTTCTGCACCTATGTGTTCAGCGGCGGGGAGTTCGAGCGAACAGTGCGCCGGGCCCGCCGGGGACGCCGTGAAACGATTGAATACATCATAGAATAGAGCGATATGAAAGTCAAGTTAGACCGGGAAGTTCCGGTTCTCTACCTCAAAGGTAGCGAGGAACTCGGGCGTGCGACCGGCATCACCAGCGAGAAGACGCACGCGAAATGGCGAAGCGAGGGGCTCAAATACCTCGTCATGGGCGACGGGACCTTCCTCTATGATCCGCGGGAGGTGACGAAGTTCCTGAATCGCTTCTATGCGCCGCAGCAGTTGAAAGAATCATTAACCTAACCATGAATGCCATGATGATGATTGAACGCTGGCCCGATCACGGGGCCGAGATCCGGGTCTATACCCTGACGCCGGAGGAGATCGCCCGGCAGAACCGCCGGGACAACTGGTGTCGTCGGCGGGCCATTGTCCGCTGTGCACTGCAACGCTGGATCGGTAAATGCCGGATGTGATGAAACGGAGCAGCAGACCCTGGAGCGATGATGAGATCCGCCGGATGCTCGACATGGCCGATCGGGGAGTCCCCTACAGGGAGATCGGTGCGACGCTTGGACGCACGGCTCAGGCGGTGGCATTCAAGCGGTGTCAGGTCAATCGGAACGGATTGTTGAGATGCCGGCTCGGAATGTGTTGTAATACAGACGGTCGTCAGCATTCTGTAGAGGAGCGGCGGCGCCGTCTCGACTGCATGCCGAATCCCTTTGCCCGCGGCCGTCGTGGCCGGTGGTAACCACAAATTTTTCCCGGAATGAAACACAGTGCGAAGAGACCGATCATGGTCGTCGATATCGACGGCACCCTGTCCGAAGTGGGGCCTCGCAGACGGTTGCTCGAGGAGTCGCCCGTCGATTGGGAGGCCTTCTACGAGGACGAATTCGACGATCCGCCCAAGCGGAACGTATGCTCGTTCGTGTCGTATGCGGCGCGGCGGCTCGAGGTGATATTCTGTACCTCGCGCCGGGAGAGCGTGCGGCTGAAGACGCAACGGTGGATTGCTCGCCACCTCGGACTGGTCTCCGGCGGTTACCGGCTCATCATGCGCGAGAACGGAGACGTGCGTCCTGCCGTGGTGCAGAAGTGGGACTAGTTCCGCAAGGAGACGACCGAGGAGGAGCGCGGCCGGGTTCTGTTCATACTCGATGACGACAAGACCGTTGCCCACATGTGGCGGCGTCGGGGATTCGTCTGCTTTGAAGTGAAATGACCATGGAAGGGTGGATCAAGATACATCGCGGGCTGCTCGATTGGGAGTGGTATTCCGATACGAACTGTGTGCGGTTGGCCCTGCACCTGCTGCTGATGGCGAACTTCCAAACGAAGCGCTGGCGGGGGATCACCGTCGAACGGGGGCAGCTCGTCACGAGCCGGTCGATTCTCTCCCGCGAAACGGGACTTTCCGAGCGGGAGGTGCGGACGGCGATTTCAAAACTTGAAAAATCGGATTTTCTGACCATCCGTGCGACCAGCTCCTATACGATCGTAACGATCTGTAATTACGAAAAATATCAGTCGTTTGAAACGGCCGATCGACCAGCCTGCGGGCCAACTGCCGACCAGGATGCGGCCAACTGCCGACCGGGCGCCGACCAGCCATCGACCACAACTGAAGAATGTAAGAAAGTAAGAAGAGAAGAATACACACACACGGTAGGTTCTGAAAAGGGGGTTGCAGGGGGAAAACCGGCCGAGATGTCCGAGGCGGTCGATGTGCTGCAGGCGTGGATCGGCGAACGCTTCCCGCAGATCGCCGCGATGGCAGAGCCCTTCACGCGGCAGCAACTGGGGTGGATGCTCCGCAAGTATGACGTCGAGGACATCCGGCGCATCGTGGCGGCGATGGACAACAAGGGGGCCTGGCGGAACCGGAGCGCCTTCTGCACGTTCACCTCCTATGTCGGCCGGGATCACGAGCTGCTGACGCGCCGGCAGGCCGAGGCCGAGTGTGGCCGGCTGTACACCTACCTGCAGATGGTGCAGATGCTTCCGACGAACGGCGGCCGCTACCGGGCGGAGGATTTCGAGACGGTACAGACTCCGCAGGGGGTCCGCTGGCGGATCCGCACGACACAGGACTGACCAATGGATCGGCAGGGCCTCCGTGCCGGCGGAGGATGCCATCGGCCTGTTGCAGCCGTTGCCCGGGTTCGACTCCCGGCGATCCGCAAAACAAACAAATATCGAAAAACATGAATGCAAACGCAACACCCGAACCCCGGGATCAGGAGGTGCAGACCCGTTACAGCGAACGTCGGGGGCAGGCCTACTTGCCAGAAGATATGCTCGGGCTCTACGTGGCTGCACCGCTCAAGCGGACATGGCAGCAGGATCTCTTCGACGACGAGACGGGCGAGGTTATCTCCGTCGACCGGAGCGAGCTGATCGCGGCCGCCGGTACGAAGATCGATGACGATCTGCTGACCCGCATCCAGTTTCACCTGCAGGCGGGCGATATCACGTGTGTCGAGGTGACGAACCAGCTGCGACTGGGCGAGGAGCGCGCGGCCTATGGGCTGATCCCGTGGAGCGTGACGGCCCTCATCGGCAAGAAGCGCCGCAAGCTGCTGCTCTATGCCGATTCGGCACGGATGGCCCTCGACGTGGCCAAAGACTGGATTGAACTGAACTGCTCGGGAACGTTCCACATTGTCGGCCTGAAGATGTTCGACCACTGTGTCTTCATCAAGGAGCCGCAGAAAGAGGTCGATCCGAACGAGTCGGCCGAGGAGCAGGACGACGAGACTCCGGAGTTCTACAAGGTCGAGGTGGCCCTTCGCTATCGCGACACGGGCACGACCCGCAACGACACGTTCGTCCTGCTGACGAAGGATGTGGATACGGCGGCGACGGCGATCCACGACTGGATTGTCCATGATGTCCGCAACAACCCGGATCTGGACGACACCCAGAAGGCCGCTGCCCTCGATTTCGATCTGACGGTTATCTCCGGGGTGACGATTCCCTGCTACGGCTTCATCGAGCGGGAGTTCTCGGAGGTCTACTACGCACATCGCCCGAACGGGCTCGAGTAAGATGGGCCGGCAGATTCACCACACAAGTCGCTGCCTGGGGCGAGAGTTCACCTTCGAGGAGTGGATCGCCTATCTGAAGGCGCATCCGGATGCCGGCGGTGAAGTTGTGCACTCGAGCCCGTCCGGATTCGGGTTCAACCTCTTCGATGTCTGCCTGAATCCGAACCGCCCCGTGGCCGTCGAGTCGCGACACGGATGTTTCGAGGTCCACACGTCACAGTCGGACAACGGACGATGGGAAGCCGGTTATTCCGTCCGGCTCGAGACTTCGCGATACCGTAGCCACCCGTGCGGGTTTGTCGATCGCGTGGAGACGGGATATCCTACGGAGAACAAGGCCGTCCGCGCTGCTCTTCTCGAAATCCGAGAGCTGGTCGAGAAGGAGATCTGCATGCTGAATTGCTACCGGGATCAACTGCCGGAGGGTTGCAGCTATACGACCATGCGCACCTCGTTGACGGGAGTTGTCCGGCAGATCGAAGACGAGATCCGCCGATTCACTTTTGTCCAACTGGCGCTGTTCTGATCGATGGAAAAGAGCAAACAGGAAAACTGCGACGATCTGTATGAATTGGCCCGCGACTATGCCCGAGCCGAGGCGGAACTGGGCGTTCAGCACTGGGTGTTCATTGAGTTTACGAAGAATACCGGTGATGGATCCAGCGAGCGGATCTTTTCCTACGATCTCCCGCGCGAGGTCTATGAACGTCGGCGGTGGGTTATCCGGTGGCGGGAGGCGGCGTTGGTTTGCCGATTCCCCCGGGCGAATGTGAGTCGGTTCTGTTCGTACTACGATCGGAGGCTGGGGAATGATGTTCGTCTGACCGACGACCTCCGGAGACTGGTCGCCGCCAAGGCGCAAGTCACCAGGGCCCGGCGGAAGCTGGAGGAATACGTGGCGTGGAATCGGGCGAACAACCTCTTCTTCGACGAGGATACGGACGAAGAGCTCGCCCGGTTCCGGACGAAGTTGGTCCGGAAGATCGCCGGAGTTGAGGCCGCCGAGGAAAGGATGAGACGAAAAATCGAGGAATATGAAAATACTCTACCTGCCGCTCAAAAAGGAGTGGTATGAAATGATCGAGCGGGGCGAAAAGCCCGAAGAGTACCGGGAGGAGTCTCCGTATTGGAGACGGCGGTTGATCGAGTGTTACGGAGCCTTCGGATGGTGTAACGTGCGAGGATTTGACGGCCGGTTGTGCGGCGGTTGCTCCGTGGGGCCGATATTCAAACACTTCGATGCCGTGTGTTTTTCGTATGGCTACACCCGGTGCAGGATGATGTTCGAATGCAGGAGGATTACGATGGGACAGGGGCGTCCGGAGTGGGGCGCACCGGATCATGAAACATTCATTATCAAACTGGGAAAACGGATATGAAAACAATGACGAAGGAGCAGCTGGCAATGCTGCTCGATGGGAACGAACTCGTGGACGAAGTGGAACCATTAAAGCAGCATTGAGATGAAACGGGAGATATTGTTTCGAGGGAAAGAGATCAAGACAGGAAAGTGGATCGAGGGCGATCTGTTGCGTATGGGCGGCCATTCGTTCATATTCCCCGATCCTGCGCCGAAAGGATTCAATCAGTACGAAGTCGATCCGGAAACGGTCGGCCAGTTCACGGGCGTGAAGGACAAGAACGGGACGCGGATCTTCGAGGGGGATGTTATTGAGAGCCTCGATAGCTTTGATGGTCCAATCAGACATCGCGTTGGGTTCTGTCCCGAAAAAGGATATTTTGCTTTGTTCTTAATTAAAGGCGGAGATCCATGGGCTATTAAAGTGGGTAATCCTGATGTGGGCTATATATGTCAATCGCACATTGATAGGTGGAGCAAATACATAGTCGGCAATATCTACGACAATCCGGACCTGCTCAAAACAAAGTAAGCTATGCCAACCATCCCGAAACCATCCCGGCGGGCCTATCTGCCGCCGCGCGAAACCCAGGGCCGCCGCCTTCATGCGAACTCGGCCTTCTATCAGTCCTCGCGCTGGCGCCGCCTGCGCCGGATCAAACTGAATGCCGACCCGCTTTGCGAGGAGTGCCGGAGCCGGGGTCTCGTCACGGAAGCCACGGTCGTCGATCACATCGTCCCAATCAACGAAGGCGGTGCCGCCCTCGACCTGCAGAACCTGCAGAGCCTGTGCGACGCCTGCCACAACCGTAAATCGGGCCGCGAGGCCCACAAACGAACCTCCCGCCGATGAACACCAGCGCCACGATCATCGAGGTGATCGACGAATGGATGCAGAACCTCGACGTGATGGAGACCACGCGCACAAGCTACCGGACGAAGGTCCAGCTCTGGTTCCGCTGGCTCGCGGCGCAGCGTGTCGATCCGCGATGCCCGGCCCGGCGCCACATCCTCGCCTGGAAGCAGGCCCTCGAGCAGCAGGGGAGGTCGGCCCTCACGGTCGATGGCTACGTCACGGCCGTGCGGATGTTCTACAAATACTGCGCGGCCCGCGGCTACTACTCCGACATCGGCAGCGAGGTCCGCTCGTCGGTTCGCTACCGGGGCCACCGCAAGGGACGCCTCACCTCCGAGGAGGCGGCGCGGCTGCTCGATTCGGTGGATGTCTCGACCTTCAAGGGCAAGCGCGACCGGCTGATGCTGGCGATGATGTTGTTGCTGGCGCTGCGCACGTGTGAGGTCGAGCGCGTGAATATCGACGACTTCGACTTTACGGAGGAAGGCGTGCCCGTACTCTACATCCAGCGCAAGGGACGCCATGAGAAGGTCGAGGCGCTGGCTCTGCCCGATACGATCGTTGAACTGCTCTCGGACTTCATCTCCGTGCGCGGCGCCCGGCCGGGAGAAGCGCTCTTCGCAAGTGCCTATCCGAAGAACAGCCACCGGTTGAGGCGGACGTCGATCAGCCAGATCGTCCACCAGCGGCTGGCCGCGATCGGGATCCGCCGGCCGAACATCACGGCGCACTCGCTGCGTCACACGTGCGCCTGCCTGATGGTCGAGTCGGGTGTCGATCTCGAGACCGTGCGCGACATGCTCGGGCATACGACCACCAACACGACGCGCATCTATGCCGAGGAGGTCCACGCCCGGATGCTGATCCGCAACACGCCGGCGAAGCTGGTCGAAAAGGCCATCGAATCGGGTCGCAGACTGGGCGGATGAGGTGTGTATATATAATTACTTCCGGGACTTATATGATACGAAATTCGGGCCCTTCTTACGGTTTTACGGGCGTTCAGACAGCGCAGGGTTAACGCGCGAAGTGGCTGACCGTGAGCGGAACAGCGACCGGCGGATTCGGAGCTGTCGACGGGTCGGAATCCCGTCCGGATTACGATCTGGAGGCGATCGGACCACCTGCGGGGGGTAGGGGGTCGAAATCACGGGAGGGTTGACGCTAACCAACCGCCACCCCAGTCACGAAGACACACATCCAAAATCTGAAAATATTTTGAGTAACACGTATGGGAAGAAAACCACTGCCTGATGAGGTCAAGGCGATGCGCGGCACGCTTCGGAAATGCCGGACCTCGAAAACGGAGACGGAGACCCCGGCGCGGGGCGTCTGCAAACCCGTCACCAAAGCCACGGCGCCCTCCTGGCTGGCCGACGACGCGCGGAAGATCTTCGACCGCACGGCCCGAATGCTGATCTCCTGGAAGGTGCTCACCAAACTCGACATCCCGCTGCTGGCGGCCTACGCTGCGGCCTATGCCAACCTGAAGAGGGCTTACGCCGACATCGCCTCCGGCCCGGGATATTTCATCGAGACGAAGACCCAGAACGGAGTGTCGGTCTCGATGCATCCGTCGGCCAGGCTCTTCAAGGATTCGCTCGACGTGGTGAACAAGGTCGGGGCGCAGTTCGGCCTCTCGCCCGTGTCGCGCCGCCAGGTCGAGTCGGCCGATGCCGGCGAGCGCAAAGATGCGGCTAAGGTCACCGATCCGTTTGACCAGTTCGTGGGGCAGTCATGAGGAAGCAGTTGCATCCGGCCGAGCAGTATGCCGTGGATGTGCGCGACGGGCGCATCCCGGTGAGCCGCTATGTCCGCATGGCTGTCGAGCGTTACTTCCGCGACCGGGCCGAGGCCGTCGAGCGGGGTTGGTACTTCGACGAACGGGCCGCAGCCCGGCCGATCGACTTCATCCGCCACCTGCCGCACATCAAGGGAGAGTGGGCCGGCCGGCTGATCGAACTGGAGCCCTGGCAGCAGTTCTTCCTGTGGAACCTCTTCGGGTTCCGCCGCGCGGCGACGGGCACGCGCCGCTTCCGGGAGGCTTACCTCGAGGTGGCCCGCAAGAACGGCAAAACGACCCTTCTGGCGGGTATCGGCTGCTACATGCTCTTTGCCGACGGCGAGTCGGGGGCCGAGGTCTACTCCTGCGCCACGACGCGCGACCAGGCCCGCGAGTGTTTCGGGGCGGCACAGGAGATGGTCCGCCGCTGTTCGCTCTCGCGGCGGGCGAAGGTCTTCCGCTCGGCCGGCGGGTCGATCTCCTATGAGGCGACCGGTTCGGTTTTCAAGCCGCTGTCGTCGGACGCCAACACGCTCGACGGCAAGAACGCCTCCTGCACGATTGTCGATGAGTTCCACGCCCACAAGACCGACGAGGTCTATGCCGTCATGAAGTCGTCGATGGGCGCCCGCCGCCAGCCGCTGCTGTGCATCATCACGACTGCCGGGTTCAACCTCGCGGGGCCCTGCTTCACCTACCGGTCGAGTGCGATCAAGATGCTCGAGGGGATCTTCGAGGACGATGCGCTGCTGGCGATGATCTACACCCAGGACTCGCGCGAGGAGCTCTCGGACCCCGTGACGTGGGTGAAGTCGAACCCCTGCTTCGGGGCTTCGGTCAAGCCCGAGTTCCTCGAGGAACAGTACCACACGATGCGGACGAAGCCCGAGCAGGAGAGCGCCATCCTGACGAAGAACTTCAACCTTTGGGTGCAGGCCTCGGACATCTGGATCGCCGACGACGTCTGGTGCGCCTGCCGCTCGGAGACGCCCGTCGAGTCGCTGGCCGGGTGCGCGTGCTACGCGGGGCTCGACCTCGGGTCGGTGAACGACTTCTCGTCGCTGGTGCTGGCCTTCCACGAGAACGACCGCACGCAGCTCCTGCCCTTCTTCTGGATACCCGAAGAGAAGTACCGCACGCGGCGCGAGATGCAGCGCGAGAATGCGAACATCGACGTCTGGGTGCGGCAGGGGCTGCTGCGCGTCACGCCGGGCAACGTCACCGACTACGAGGTGATCCGCCGCGATATCGCCCGCCTGGCCGGGCAGTACGACATCCGCAAGATAGGCTACGACCGTTGGAACTCCTCGCAGTTGGTCATCGACCTGTTGAACGACGGCCTGCCGATGGACGGCTTCCAGCAGTCGATCTCGAACATCTCGCCGCCAACCAAGGAGTTCGAGCGGCTGGCCCGGTCGGGGGATTTGGAACACTACGGAAATCCGATCCTGCGGTGGATGGTCTCGAACGTGGTGGTCTACCGCGATGCGAACGATAACCTCAAGCCGGTGAAGAACCGCAGTCCGGAGAAGATCGACGGCGTGGTGGCCGCGATCGAGGCCATCGGCGAGTGGATGAGCGCACAGCGCACGCCGCCGGCCCGGTCGATCTACGAGGAACGAGGATTGCGAACCTTTTAACGAATGATATCATGAATCAGACAACGACGAATTACCAACTGGACGAGCCCACCCGGCGGTTCATCTCCGGGTCGCAGGGCTTCTACGAGCGCTACGTGAAGATGCTGGCCTACTACGAAACCAACGAACAGGCCTACGAGGCCACCGAACGGCAGTATGCCGAGGTGGTAGGGGAGCGGCGCTTCTCAAGTTTTCAGAGTTTCAAGAGTGCCTACAGCCAGTTTTGCCGGCGGAAGCGACCCCGCTCAAAATAGCATGCAGGGGCGATTTTGCAAAAAGTTAATGCCATTAACCTCCGAAAGTTAATGGCATTAACCTTTTTCCTGGAATCCGTGTCGGAACTTTGTGGTGAGCAAATCGCAAACGATGGGATTCCTACGCAACATAGTGGCACGCGCCGCCTCCTGGGCGGGCCTTCCGGTTATCGTCAGCCGGGGCGGTCTCTCCAATACGATGGGTAAGATGGAGGACGTAGACGACGATCTCGCCCTGAAGATCTCAACCGTCTGGTCGTGCGTGCGGCTGATCTCCGACTGCTTCTCTACTCTCCCGGTTCATGTCAAGGAGCGCGTCGATGACCGCCGTCGGATCCTGCGGAGCGACCATCCGGTGACGCGGCTGCTGATGAAGCCGAGCCCGAAGATGAACGGCGTCTCGCTGCGTGAGGCGCTGATGGTCTCGGCCCTGCTGCGGGGCAATGCCTACGCATTCATCACCGAGCGCGACCGGCACGAGTACCCGACGCGTCTGGACTTCGTCCTGCCGGAGAACGTCTCGCTGTGGGAGGGTGACGACGACATCTTCTACTCGATACTCGGCAACTCGGCCCGGATCCCGAGCCGCGACGTCGTGCACATCAAGGGCCTTTCGGTAAACGGCCTGCTCGGCCTCTCGCCGATCCGCCACCATGCCCGTCTGCTCGAACTGGCGAACAACTCCGTGGAGTTCGCCCGCTCGTTCTACCGCAACGGCTGCCGCACGACCGGTGTCTTCAAAAACCCGACGGAGTTGAGCGAGGAGGCGTGGAAGCGGCTCTACAAACAATTATCCGACAACTATTTCGGGGCGCAGAATGCCGGGAAACCGCTGCTGCTCGAGGGCGGTCTCGACTATTCGGCGATCACGATCCCGCCCGAGGATGCGCAGTTCATCGCCACGCGCGTTCAGTCGATCGACGAGATTGCGACCATCTTCGGTGTACCGCCCCACATGGTCGGCGACTTGAGCCACTCGACCTACTCGAACAACGAGCAGCAGAACATCGAGTTCTACAACGTGACCCTCTCGCCGTGGATCACCAAGGTCGAGGAGGAGATGAACGACAAGTTGTTCCTCGAGTCGGAGAAGGGGCGGCTCTACGTCGATATCGACGCCCGGGGGTTGCTGCGGGCCGACACGGCATCGCGCACGAACTATTACCGGCAGATGTACAACATCGGGGCGATGTCGCCGAACGAGATCCGCGCGGCGGAGGATCTCGATGCCTACGAGGGCGGCGACGACTTCTTCCGGCCGCTGAATATGGAATCTGTAAAATCACAAGGCAATGGACAAAAATAAGGACAAGGCAATCAATCGGCCGGTGATGCGCACGATGCGGATCGTAGATCTGCACGTCGAGCAGCGAGCCGACGGCCAGCCCTCCCGACGGATCGATGGCCGCGCCGTACCGTTCAATGAGTGGAGCAACCCGATCTGGGGCGAATGGATCGAAATGATCGCCACCGGCTCCTTCGATGGGTGCGACATGTCGGACGTCATCATGTGCACGGACCACGGTACGAGCTGTGTCGATGTGCTGGCCCGCTCGCGCAACGGCGAGGGAACCCTCGGGATCCGCATCGATGACAACGGCCTCCACTTCGCATTCGACGCTCCGGACACGACCCGCGGCAACGACTTGCTGGAACTCGTCCGCCGGGGCGATATCAGGGAGTGCAGCTTCAAGTTCAAGGTGGCGGAGGACCGTTGGACGTGGCGCAGCGAGTCAAACGGGTTGGAGTACGACCAGCGCGTGGTGACGAAGATCTCGAAGTTGTACGATCTGTCGATTGTCGTCAATGGCGCCTATCCGACCACCTCGGCCGTGGCCGAACGTGCGGCAGCTGACGAACGGGAGGCAGTCGATGAACTGCGTCGGGCGGCGGCGCGTCCGTCGGAGGCAGCCATGGAACTCGCCCGCGAGCGGGTGGCCCTGTACGCCAGAATCGCAAACCATTAACCACCATACACATCATGAAGAAGACAATCAAGGAACTCAAGGAAGAGCGTGCAGCGCTGGCGGCCAAGATGTCGCAGATGCTGGATGTGGCCGAGGAGCGTGAGGCAAAGGGCTTCACCCCCGAGGAGCGGGCCCGGTATGACGGCCTGAAGAAGGAGTATGAAGCCCTCGACGAGCGTATTGCGCTGCTCGAGGAGGACGAGGCGCGTGCGGCATCGTCGGCACGCCGTGTCGGCGGCGACGATGGCAAGACGGCCGAGGAACGTGCAGCCCGGCATCAGGAGGAGCTGCGCTCGGCCTTCATCGATTACATGCGCGGCGCCGCCATCAAGGGCGACATCAAGCCCGAACTGCGTGCCGAACTGTTCACCGGTACGGCCGAGAATCAGATCATCATCCCGAAACTCGTATCGGATCAGGTCGTGCATGCTCTGAAATCGACCGGAACCTTCCTCGAGGCGATTGACCTGGTGATTACCCAGAATGCGACCCCCTACACGAAGGCCACGCTCAACACCACCGACAAGGCGCTGAAGAAGTTGAACGAGGGTGATGCGAACACGACAGACAAGGTGCAGTTCCAGGGTGTATCGATCAGCGCCTACGACTATGTGACGCCGATCTTCCCGATCCACATCGCGCTGCTCGAAGGCACGAACGTCGATGTCGAGGCGACGATCGTCGAAGCGGTTGCCGAGTGCGTGCGCCGCGGTCTGCAGGAACTGGCTACGAAGACCGGCACCGGGTCCAACGACATCAAGGCGCTGCTCACGGCCGCAACGAAGGGCGTGACCGCCGCATCGGATACGGCCATCACCTACGACGATCTGGTCGATCTCATGTCGTCGGTAGACAACGCCTACGGCAACAGCGAGCGCGGCCGATTCATGATGAACTCGACGACGAAGGCGAAAATCATGAAGATCAAGGACGACAACGGCAATCCGATCTTCATCCGGGACGTGCAGACGGGGGATGTCTCGCACATCCTCGGCCGCCGGGTCATCGTCAACGAGTCGATGCCCGATATCGCCGCGAGCGCCAAGCCGATCGCCTTCGGCGACTTCAAGTACTACCATCTCCGCATGGTGCAGGGCATCCGCATGACGGTCTTCAAGGAGAAGTATGCCGACAAACTCGAAGTGGGCTTCATGGGCCACGTCCGTGCCGACGGCAACCTGATTGACGCCGGAACGCATCCGGTGAAGTACCTCGAAATGGGTGCCGGTGCCTAACCCTCTGCGGCCATGATACTCACCAGAACGGAAAAGGTCTATCCGCGGCAGGTTATCGAGCGGATTGTCGGCGGGCAGATGCGGCTCGTCCCCGAAGACGGCGATCTCTACGAGAATGCCGTGCGGAACGTTTACGCGGCCTTCGACATAGCCGAGCAGTACACGAACCGGATCCTGGTGCGCAGCGTCGTGACGTTCGCCTTCGACCGCTTCGAGCCGTTGCTCGACCTGCCGACGGCCCCCGTGTTGAGTATCCGGTCGGTGAAGTACCTCGACGCCGACGACCGCGAGCAGACGCTCGATCCGTCGTCCTACGGGCTCCTTGCCTCGGAACAGACCTCCGTCCTCGAGATCTTCTCGCTTCCGGCCCTCTCCACCCGGCGCCAGCGGGCCCGGGTGCGGGTCGAGGCGGTCTGCGGATACAGCGACTATCGGGACACGCTCACCCGCGAACCGGAAGACGAAGGGGGGATCATCCTCCCCGGGAACATCGAGGCGGCGGTGGCGCTCCGTGCCGGGACGCTCTGCGAGGCGGACGGCGATGCCGTGATCGGACGCTCGGTCTCGGCGCTGCCCGTGACCGTCGAACGCTTGTTGAACCCCTATCGCATGACGCCCTATGTCGGCCGGAAAGGTTAGAATCACGCTGTTGCGCCCTGCCACGATGCAGGACGCCGGTGGCGAGATCGTGGGGGACCCGACCCCGTGGCGCTCGTTCTGGGCCACAAAGACCGAGAGCGGCGGCCGCGAGAACCTCTTCGCTTCGCGCATCGTCCACGAAGGGTCGGCCGTACTGACCATCCCCTACGTGAAGGGAGAGGATGGACGCTCGCCGGCCGTGGATGCGCGGATGCTCGTCGAGATCGACGGCCGCCGCCGGCCGATCGAAAGCGTCTACGAGGAGGGATTCCGCAAGAAGTTGCATATTCTCATCTCGTTATCGGATTTGGATTATGACGCAGGATATTAAGATCGAAGGATATGCCGAGGCGATCCGGATCTTCGCTCGGCTGACCGACCAGGTGCAGCGCACGCTTGTGCGGCAGGCGCTGCGCCGATCGGCCCGGCCGATGGTCGCGACGGCCCGGGCCCGAGCTCCGAAGCGGACCGGGCAGTTGAGCCGCTCGATCGGCGTCGTGTCGCTGCGCCGGGATCGTGTTCCGACAGTCATCCCGATGGCCGTCGGGCCTGTCTTCAGCGTAACGAAGAACGGTAAGATCAACGCCTTCTATGCCCGCTTCGTGCACGACGGAACCCGTGAACGAAAGCCGTATGCCGTTTCCCGCAACAGCGCCCGGGCCGACCGTCGGGATGCCCGAAAGGGGATACACCGCGCCCGGGTTCTCAAGTTCACGGGTCGCGACGGAGGTGTCGTCTACACCCCGACGGCCCGGGGCATGAAGCCGAATCCCTTCCTGCGCGATGCCTTCAACCAGTCGGCCGATGCTTCGGTCAATGACTTCGGGACGGATCTGGCTACGGCGATCGAACGATTTGTAAACCGTAATTACCGAAAGATATGACCTCGACCGAAGCGCTTGTGCAACTGATGTCGGCAGTTCTGCCGAAAGAGAAGATCTATCCGGATGTCGTGCCGGCGGAGGTACAGGCTCCGTTCGCGGCCTACTCGGAGGAGACGGACCCCAACGAGACGTTCGACGGGAACGCAGGCGATTCCGATACGACGGTGGTGACTGTCGCCGCGCATACCAAACGCGCGGCCCGGGCACTGGCCGACCGGATCGTCGAGGCGGTAGGCGGAAAAGTATCCGATGGCTATGCCTTCTATTTTCAGGGCCGCAAGTTCGTGATGTACGCGGACGAGAGGCTTTCGAGTTATGAATTAACCTTCAAAATTCTTTGATACCATGAAGACAGGGAAAGGGCGCAGTCTTACGATGTTGTGCGCCGACAAGAGCATCTATCACGCGCAGACACATACCTATACGATCTCGCCCCAGTACGAAGAGTGGGAGACCAAGGACACCAAAGGACCCGAGTACGAGCTTTCGAAAGTGGCCTTCACGGCATCCGTGGACGGCCTCGCATGCGTGAAGGAGAGCGACGGTGATCCGGCCGACGCACACGATACGCCCGACATGATCGCCCAGGCGATGCAGGGGCAGGCAGTGGATGTGGTGGCCAAACTGGCCATTGAGGGAACCACCGAAAAATCCTATACGTGCAAGTGCGTGATCGACAGTTTTGAGGTCAGCGAGACGGTGGCCCAGAAGGCAACCTACAAGGCTTCGTTCAAGGGGTACGGCCTGGCTCCGGTGGAGTAGCAGACCGGGTATGACAACTCCGGCGGAGGGCTCTCCTCCGCCGGTTAAACACGAAACAAGATGCTGCAGCAATTCACAACCAGCGGCCGGAGTTATCCGGTCAATTTCGGGATCCGCGCGCTGGCGGCCACGGCCGACCAGCTGGGTCTCACCCTCGACAACCTGGTCCGGGAGACGGTCGTCCCCGACATGCCGTTCGGTCGGCTGATCGAGATTGTCACGGTCGTCACGGCCGAGGCCATGACCGACGGCGCCCGCAAAAGCGGCGAACCGAAGCGCTACACGCCGGATGATGTGGTCGATCTGATCGACGGGGATCCGGCGCTGCTGCCGGCGTTGCTGGCGTTGTTCCGCCAGTCGATCGGCAGCGGAAACCCGGTTTTTCAGACGGCGGCCCGGCCCGAAAACCCCGAGGCCGCCGAGGTCGGGCACGGGGTCAAAAAGACCAGGAAGTCACCTACGGGCGGCTCTATGCCGTAGCGGTCGGGATGCTCGGTATTGCGCCGGCGGACTTCGAGATGATGACCCTTGCGGAGTTCGAGGCGGCCGAGCAGGGGTTCATGCGGAGGCGGGAGTATGACTTCCGCACGGCGATGAACATCCAGCGGTGGGGCAGTTTCGCCATCATGGCGTCGATGTGCGACATGAAGGGACGGGAGATGCAGGAGGTGCTGCCTCTTCCGTGGGACCGGGAGGACGGGCGTCGGCCGGCATCGGCTGAACGGAGAATTTCGAAACGGGAAATGGCGCAGATGCGCGAGAGCGCGCTGCGCGATGTTGAAAAATTGGAGCGACTATGGCAAGGAAAATAGCGGAGCTGCTGATCAAACTCGGCGCCGACACATTGGGGGTTACGAAGATGTCTGCGGATGTCCGCAAGCAACTCAACTCCCTGCAGAAGGATCTCACCGGTTTCGGGAAGAGCTGGTCGCTCTATGTGACGGCGCCTCTGACGGCGGCGGCCGGTGTTGCCGTGAAGGCGGCTGATGTGCAGCTCAAGAACGAGAAGCGTCTGCTCACGGCCTTGCGCGGGCGTGAGGATATCCAGCAGCGGCTGATCAAGCAGGCCGGGGAGCTGCAGTCTCGCTCGCTGTTCGGTGACGAGGAGATCATCGGACAGCAGGCCTTCCTGGCGTCGCTCGGACTGACCGAACAGCAGATCAACGACACGATCGAGGCGGCGGCGCAACTCTCGTCGGCCACGGGTATGACGCTCGACAGTGCCGTGAAGAACCTGGCGAAGACCTACGGCGGTCTCTCCGGCGAGTTGGGCGAGAGCATTCCGAAACTGAAGGAGCTGACCACCGAGCAGATGAAGAACGGCGAGGCCGTGAAGTTCATCCTCGAAAACTACAAGGGATATGCCGAATCGGCCGCCGAGACGGGTCTCGGACCTATGCAGCAGCTGAAAAACTCGATCGGCGATGTCGGCGAGGAGATCGGCAAGGTGTTGATGCCGATGGTTCAGGCTGCGGCCCGTATGCTGAAAGATTTTGCAGCTTGGCTGCAGGGACTTTCTCCTGCGGCCAAGACGTCGATCGTCGTCATCGGGGGAGTTGCGGCGGCTTTGGGGCCATTGTCCGTGGCTCTCGGATCTGCGGTCAAGTTGCTGCCCATGCTCAAAATAGGGTTGGCCGCGATTACCGGGCCGGTGGGCCTTGTCACGGCGGCCATCCTCGGGGCGGCATCGGCTCTGGCTATTTTCAAGGCGAATTCCGACGCGATCGTCAATGAACGGATTTCGGAACAGGCCCAGAAGTATATATCGAGCGGTAAAAGCATCGACGAACTGAAACAGATGCGTGAAGAGGCTTTGGCGAAGAATCTCGAGTACTACGGGAAACAGGAACGGGCCCGCGACGCAACCAACCCGCTGAAAGCCGGCAGCCTGCATTATTTCGTCGCTTCGTATCGGGCAAACCGCGAGGATCTGCGTAAATACAGTGTGCGGACGCAATACTATTACGAGCAGGTCAAGGCCTTGGACGAGGCGATCTCTGTTTTGTCTCAGACTGCCGATACGACCGGGCTGACGGTAGAAGATTTCAGCAAGGTCATTCAGGGATCGAATACGGAAATCGAGAAGAGCACGGGACTGATCGGGCAGTTGGAGCAGAAGATAAAGGAGCTCGAAACAGCCAAAAGGGAGGCAACCTCCACCATGGAGATCCACAATGTGACGCTGGAGATCGCCACGCTGCGCGACGAACTGTCGAAGCTGCAGCAGATCGGCGCCGCCGAATCCATCGCGGGCGATACGGGCAATCTCTTCGGAAAAGGCGGGATCTCTCCCTTGGCGTTCGATCCGGATGCGATCAATCCACCTGCAGAGGAGTGGGAGACGGCCCGGCAGCGATTTGCGGCCAACCTTTCGGGTTTCGTCTCCGAGGCGCAGAACCAGGTGCTGAATGTCTTGCCGGCAATCCGGAATCTGTTGTCGGGGGTCGGAACGGCCATCGGCGAAGGACTGGGCAATATCCTATCCGGCGACGGAACGTTTGAAGACCTGCTCGGCGGAATTGTCAAGGTGATGGGGCAATTCCTGAAATCTTTGGGACAGCAGATGATTCAGTTGGGTATCGAGATGCTGCAGATCAAATCAGCCCTTGCAGCATCGTTTTCTACGCCATGGGCGGCCATCGTCGCCGGTGTGGCTGCTATCGCAGCCGGGCAGGCCATGATCAACTCGTTCAACCGTCGGAACGAAGGTGGCGTAGCCCTTGCCGAGGGGGGCCTGGCCTACGGCCCGACGATGGCCCTGGTGGGCGATAACCGCGGTGCGGGGAGCGACCCCGAAGTGATCGCCCCGCTGTCGAAACTCCGTCAGTACGGGCTCGGACATCAGACGATCGAGTTCGTGGGCGGCACGTTCCGCCTGAGCGGTTCGGACCTGGTGCTCGCGATCAGCCGTGAGCAGGCGAAGATCAACTATGTAAATGCCCTTGCGTGATGGCTGGATACGGATTGAAATACCTTTGCGAGTACCGCTCGAAGATGCGCGGCCGGCTTCTCTATCGGATCGAGGTCGAGGAGCGGGATGCCGCGGCGCGAACGGACGATACGGCCCTGCGGATGCGTCCCTATTCGGATGTGTTCTCTCTTAAGTGGGGAAATTCGGACGATCCGGAGTATACGGCCGTGAAAGGCAGTTCGCTGACGCTGAAGATCCTCTGCGTGGACGATATGGAATACTTGTCGCTCTTCTCGGTCGATCCGTTGAAATACCGCATCACGATCTACGAATACCGCACTGACGTCTCCGGGCAAGACAGGAAACTGATGCTGTGGCGGGGGTTCCTGTCGGCCGGCAGTTACAAGGAGGCTTTTGCACGGCCTCCGTATGTGGTGACGCTTTCGGCAACGGACGGATTCGCGTTGCTCGACAGCATGCCGTTCTGGGATGATTCGGGTGCGAAATTCTCGGGGCAGGCCTCCTTGTCGAGTCTTCTTTCGAGTTGTGTGGATGCACTCGGGATCGGGCTTCCGGTGTCGGAGTGGGTGTCGATTGACGGCACAGGAGGCGCCGAACGGACCCTGAAGAACATCTATGTCGATCGGACGCGCATCTATCAGATCGACGGAGAGATCTCCTGGAAGAGTGTGCTGGAGTTGGCCGTGAAGCCGTTCCTCGGACAGATCTTCCAGGCGGGAGGTGCGATTCACGTGCGGCGCATCGGATCGCTCGCCGGGGCGTTCCGTCCGGCCTCGTTCCTGTCGAATGAACGGCTGATCGGGTTGGAACGTCCCCGGATCTTGCCGTTGTGGGAGGACCGGTGCGATCTTCGGAGTTCGTCGGATCTGGAACTGTGTGCACCCTATCGGAACGTGGCGGTTTCGGTCGAGAACTCGGCCGAATCAGATTCGAACACCTCCTTCTATTCCGAGGACAGCTGGGTGGACAAGGTCAATGTCGCCAACAGTTATTTTTTCGGGGATCGGGTGGTTATTGCCGGAGTCACGGCCAGCGCCATTGCGATGGAGCTGCCTCCGTTCTTCGAACCGGCCGATGCGGCGAATGTGGACGTTTCGCTCACGGTCTCCAACATGATGACGGCGGCCTGCGTGACCGGCGAGATTGCCGTGATTGCCAAAATCGGGTCCAGGACGATGAAGTGGAACCCCGACAACAATACATGGGCGGAGGATACGGGATCTTTCGAGTACAACTTCTCGATCGACCCCGTCGGGGGAACGGATCCTACGTGGGGATATCGGGTTTCGATCTACACGCCGGCCTCCCGTCTGGGCGGGTATGACTTCCGGACGACGATCACCAATCTGCCGGCGAACGACGAAGAGGTCGAATATCGCCTCTTCGTGCGGATCATCTTCCAGCCCGCGAACCTTGAAACAGAGTCCCGCTCGCTGATTCTCGTCTCCGGAATCGGTATCCAGACCACGGCCGGCGACGGACGTGCGGATGTCCTGTCGGCCGATGTGCCGGTGTCGAGTTTGAGCACGTCGGACTGCGAGGTGAGCATCCCGATCCGGGATGGCGGCTACCATCTGAACATGAAGGCGGTGCTTACTTGCCCGATTACGGATGTTCAGAACGAGCCGATTGTCTCCTGGCTGGCGCCGACCGAGCGGGGCGATCTGCTCCACATGGCCGGAGAGGATATTCTGCGATTGCGTTCCGCGGTCCGCCACCAGATAGCCGGTGAGCAACGGTGCCAACGGTCCGTGGATCTCAATTCGCTCTTCGAGGACGGGAAGTTCACCCGATCGGTCTACTACCTGAATTCGCTCGAACTGCTCGCGGCTCGGCAGGTCTACAAGGTGCAGCTGCGCGAACTGCAGAGCCTCGACCGGATGCTGCCGGCCGGCGTGCTGACTTCGATCCGTACCTTCGACGAGCCGATGACGCTTGTCTGCTCGCTTTACGGGTCGCTCTTCTTCCGGACCGGCGAGGGTCCCTACGGCGTGGCGATCTACAACACGGAGAACGGCGAGCTACGGTACCTGCCTTACTCCTCCGGCGACCTTGCGATCCGCAAGGGGTTGAGCGCGGTGGTTATCCAGGTCGGGACGACCGACCTCTATGCCGTGGACAACCTCGGTGGCGTGCTGTCGCATCTCGATGCCGGGCCGTCGTCGGTGCTGAACTACGCTACGGCGCTCTACGACGGCGACCGGCACTCGTGGGTTTCCTACACGGCCAACGCGGCCGCGTCGAAGACCGACGTCACGATCTTCACGCGCAACATGGAACTCGAATCGAAGAACGACATGGCGGTCGTTGCTACGGGCCTGACGCTGATCTCGAACGGATACGTGCTGCAGGTGGCCGACGGTCCGGCCTGGTGGCACAATTACGAACTGCATCCCTCGGAAAAGATCGAGTTGTCGGCTTATGACGCAGGTGCCATTTCGGATTCGCTGCTGATGTCCCGGGAAGAGAGTCTCGTTACCATTTCAGTGGCTGCTCGCCGCAGGTCCGGGCAGATGCTCGATGCCGACCAGCTCCTTTCGCGGATCAATACCTCGAGCCATTCCCTGGAAGGGATTTCGGTTACGTGCAACTGTGCCATTGCGGCCATTCTGTATAAAGACGTATTGTCGAACCGGATTGTCATATGCTATGATGCCAGGACCGGGCGAACGATGACTCACAGTTTCCGATCGGATGTGCAGGTGGCGGTATGTGCGGATCGGGTTTACATACAGAATGGTTCCGAGTTGTTGGGATGTCGGTTATACGATACGCCGGATAGGGATTATTTCCTCCGGCTGAACAATTCCGACGGAAATTATTCGACTACGGTGATGGCCCTGACGACATTCTTTGCCGTTCCGCTCGAAACGAACGGGACTGTGGTCGTGAAGTATGAAGGGATCGATTATATCCATCCCGAGGTAGCGCCCGACAAACGGTCGATCACGTTCACGGTGTCGGAGAACACCTCTCCGAAGGAACGTGTCTGCAGCATACTCGTCACGCTGGAGGAGGATCCGACGGTGCAGCGATATGTGGTGGTCACGCAGAAGGGTGCGGTGCAGGTCCCGTATTATCTCACGATCGACGGCTCGACGGAGGATTATGTGGCGTCCGTAGATTCGGGCACCGGCATGTTGTCAGTTCCCGTCCAAACCAATGGAACGGTGGAGGTGCTGACCAATGGCGCCTCCTTCCTGACGCCCTCTGTGTCGGAGAACAATACGTCCATCTCCATCGCCGTGGCCTCGAACGCCGGGGAAGCCCGAAACGGGACCTTGACCGTCCGACTGGTCGAAGATACGAGCATCGTTCGGTATATCACCGTGAAGCAGGAGGGCGCATCGGATTCGTATTACCTGAAGGTGCGAGGCACCACTTTCAATACCGGCATAACAGATATACCCGCCGACGGTGCGGACTACAGTCTGAAAGTCGAGACGAACGGGACTCCGTACATCGTGTCGAAAGACGACCGTATCGAAGCATCTTTGTCCGGCGACGGATCCACGGTGTATTATATCGCGGTCACTATCCCGAAAAACGCCAGCACCTCCCCGGTCAATTACGAGGATCTCGTAACAGGCATCCGGGAGGATGACTCCCTGCGCCGGAAAACGTCATTTAAACAGTCGGGGGCTGCGCAGGCAGACTATTACCTTACGATCAACGGTTCCACGGATGATTATTATGTGGACGTGGATGCCGGGGCTCACGAACTTACAGTCCCGATTCAAACCAATGGAACCGCAACGGTTTTTGCGCAAGGGTCCCCGTTCGTGTCGCCGGTCGTATCGGATGACAATGCGTCGGTAACCATTACCGTGGATCCCAATGACGGGGGAGTGTCGCGAAACGGAACTATAAGGGTAAGTATTGCCGAGAATCCCGATCTGGAGAGATTCATCGTTGTAAGGCAGAGCAATGTGTCGTCCTACTGCCTGAAGATCAACGGTCAGGATTCGGATGCCGCATACCGAGACGTGCCGGCCGAAGGCGCCGAGTACCATCCCTCGATCGAAACCAATGGCACGCCCCGTATCGTATCCAAGGACAACAGACTGGAGGCTGTTTTCCGCCAAGAAGCATCCGGGGTTTCCGGAATAGACATTGTGGTCCCCGAAAACGATATGGCTGATCCCGTGACCTATGAGAATATCGTCATTGACCTTGAGGAGGATAATGCCGTGCGTCGCGCAATATCCGTCAGTCAGCTTGCGGCGCCGTATTACCTGCGGTTGAACGGGAGCGAGGATCGATACGAGACGACCGTAAGTTCTGCTGCGCAGTCGTTCACGCTTCCGGTCGAGACCAATGGCACGCCCAAGGTCATGCCTCTGCCGCTCGAATACATCCGGATCGAACTTTCGGCGGACGGCAGGTCCGTGACCTTTACGCTGGATGAGAATACCGCGTCCGAGGACCGCGTCATTCAGGCTCTGATCACCCTTGAGGAGGACTCCTCCGTGCAGCGATATGTGACGATTACGCAGCAGAAGGCCGAACCTCACGTTGAGATCACCTTCTCGAACCTCACCAGCCTGAAGCTGTACTTCAAGAACCCGGATATCACCAGCGCATACGGAACGGTCGATGCCGGTTCGGATGTCCGGATCGTTCCCGAGGGTGATATCGGGTTCTATCAGATGACCACACCGGCACTTATTCTGAAAATAGTGTCTGCTGTGTCGGGCGTAGAGTGCGGGCACTGGGAATCGGCAGCGCCGCGGAGGTATGTCTTCGAGTACGACCTGTTCAAGAGGGAGGTGTACGACAAGACCGGGGAGACCGAGGTTATGATCAAGAGCGGATTTTAGGAGAATGGAAAAATAGAAAAACTGCAATGAGACTGTTTCGAATTGGAAAAACTTTGAAAATCCGTTGGTCGATCCTGTCGGGAGGTACTCCCGAGCCGCTGACGGGCCGAGATCTCACACTCGAGATATCATCCGGAAACCGGGTACGGGCAACGCTGCCGTTTGTCGCCGACGGGAACGTAGCGGAGGCCGTATTTCAGGGGACGGACCAGCGTTATGTCGGTCCGTATACGGTGACCATGTGGGAGAACCTGGGGAAAGAAGGGCAGACGGTCGTAGACCGGTGCGATGCCTTCTGTCTGGTCTCTCGGTCTTGTGAGGAAGCAAAGGACGGTTCGGATGAAGACCCGGACCTCGAAATCATGTCGTTGGATTTGGGAACATCCAATTTCGAAGCTGGAGTGCCAGGCTCTTCGGCTTACGAACTTTTCAAGAAGTACAATCCCGATTCGAAACTGACCGAGGAGGAGTATGCCGAGATGCCTGTCCGGGCTGCAGGAGTTGCGCTGGCGATGGTCGAGCAGCTCGAGGAGACGGATGCCGCGGTGAAGCAGGCAGAGCAGCTCCGCGAGCAGGCCGAGCAGGGCCGGGAGGCGTCGGAACGAACCCGAGCCACGGCCGAGCAGGAGCGCGTCGCGGCAGAACAGCAGCGGACCCTGGCCGAGCAGACGCGGGTGACGAATGAGTCGGCTCGCCAGACGGCCGAGGCGGGACGCCAGACGGCGGAGACGAAGCGCGAGGAGAATACGGCCGAGGCGATTCGGAACAGCGAGGAGGCGACCCGAAAAGCGGAGGACGAAGCCGCCCGGGTACGGACGTTGGCGGACAATCCTCCCAAGATCGTGGAGGTGGACGGCATGGCCTATTGGGCTTTCTACGATCTCGAAACGCAGCAGTACGTCACCTCGGAGTTCCGGGCCGACGACGGCACCATCGTGCAGCAGGTCGAGGGCTCTGCCGTTTCGCTGGACGTCAAGGGCGGGACGATGTACGTCTGCGGAGAACTGACCTCGCTGAATATTGCGAGCGTCGAGAACTCGACGAAGCCGTCGATCATTCGCTTCACGTCGGGAACTACGGCTACGCAATTCTCATACCCGGAGAATTTCAGCATCACGGGCTGGACGAAACCCGAGGAAAACAAGAGTTACACCATCTGCATCCTGTTCGGTGCGGGCAACATGACCTACGATGAATAGCCTTTTGTACTACTACAACAACGTGCAGAAGATGGCCGCCTACCGGCAGGCCAAGAGGATGCAGCGCGGGGTGAAGTTGGGGTATTTGGAAAATTCGCTGGCTACCACATCTAAAAGATTCTTAATGCCGCCCATAAATATTGGGTTATCTGATTATTCAATAGAATATTTTGGGAACGCGATAGGTTCTAATATAAGCGCCCCTTATATCAGAAATAGTTATATAGATGAGCCTGATTTTATTTTATCTTGGGGATATGTCGATATAAACGGCATTGATTATATTAGATTCGGGAACAATCCCGACGGAACTGTTAATCAAGGATATGTAAATTTTAAGTCTGATAATGATGCCCCTTTTCATTTATTTATAACACGCCAAGGCTTGCAAATTAAAATTTATGTAAATGGTTCGGTCTATGCCCAACTTACCGTAAATCATGTATTAGACATGAAAAATATTGAATTGATATTTATCAATTCATCAAACATCGGCTTCGTCCGGGTTTGGAACTACGCCCTCTCTGCCGACGAGATCGCCACGCTCTACAACAACGGCGACCCGATGGGGTATGTCGTGCCGAAGGCGAGAAGGGGCGGACTCCTCGCTGAATACCTGCCGCAGAATCTGATGTACGGACGTGATGACAAGGCGATCGCAACCTCCTGGCTCGACAGCGCGAAGCAAATGCCTTTGTCGGACGAGTACATGGAGCCGCTCTTTCAGTCGATCGGCGGCTACGACATGGCTGCCAACGGCGCGCCGGAGATCCTCTACAACGAATAACAAACAGCAATCGCTATGCAATACGCAAAACTTGAAAACGGATATTTGATCCCGGCCCCCGGCGAGGTGCGGCAGGGCGGGATGGTCATCATGAACTCCGGGCTGGAGATCCTCGGTCCGATGGGGTACAAACCAGTGGAATACACGGAGCGCCCGGAGATCACGACCCCGGGCAACGAACTCCGCGAGGTCTACACAGACAACGGCGACCGCATCACGGTGACGTGGGAGGAGTACACTCCGGAGCCGGCGCCGTATGTCCCCGAGCCGATCCCCGACACGACGATCAGGCAGGTGGCCATGTTCGCCACTATGGCGGTGAATACGATGTCATTATCCGACGAACAGTCGCTGGAGATCAAGGACCTCTATCCCGAATGGGCTTCGTTCATCGGCAAGTCGCTCGACGCCGGATTCAAGGTGCTATACGAAGGGCGGCTCTACAAGGTCCGCCAGCAGATTGCCACGGTGCTGGAGAATCAGGCCCCGTCGGAACTTACGGCTGCGCTCTACGAGGAGATCAACGAGACGGCAGCCGGAACGCTGGACGACCCGATTCCGTACAACGGAAATATGGAGTTGTTCGAGGGCAAATATTACTCACAGAACGGCGTGACCTACAAGTGCACCCGCTCCACGGGACAGGCCGTGTACCACGATTTGAGTGCGCTGGTGGGGCTCTACGTTGAAAAGGCATAACGACCATGAAGCAGATTTTTGACAAGATCGTCGGCTGGCTGAACGGCATCGGGGCCGACAAGTACAAGCACCAGGCGCTGGGGTCGGACATCGCGGCCGTCGTCCTGCTGGCGCTGGTGTGGTTCGTTCCCCAGTGGCTGGCGCTGACGGCCTCGGTCGTGGCGGTGATCGTGGCGGCTGTCGGCAAGGAAAAGGCCGACGCCAAGACGGATCTCCGCGATATCGTGGCCACCCTATGCGGAGGCGCCGTCGTGTGGCTCCCTTTCCTGATTGCAATCCTGATTGTGTAGTGATATGTTCGACATCCTCCTCGATACATTCGGGCTCGAGGCCATCGTCCTGCGGCGGGCCGCCCTGTTGGAGATCATCATCTGGGCGGTGATGCTCGTGGCCGTGATGATCGACATGCGGGCCGGGATCCGCAAGGCCCGGGCGCTGCACCAGCCGATTGATTCGCACGGCCTGCGCCGCACCTTCACCAAGTTCGGCGACTACGGCAAGGTCACGGCGCTCTTCATGTGCGTGGATGTGCTGGGCCTGCTGTTCGGCCTCTACTCGATGCCCTACGCCTCGGGAGCTGCCGCCGTGATCGCGGTCGGCATCGAGGCGTGGAGCGTGCGCGAGAACCTGCGTGCTGCGCGCTCCTCGGCGGCCAAGGTGACGGACATCGTGGCGGGACTGGCCAAGACGCAGGACATGAAGGAGGTGATCGAGTTCATCCGGCAGCTCGACCGCGTGCGGGCCGAGGCTGCGAGTAAAACCAAAGACCAAATCCAATAAAACATTGCGATTATGACAAAGACAACCAAAACCATTCTGATCGTTGCCGCCGTGCTGGTGGCTCTCGTCGTGCTGTTCAACTTCCTGCCCGGTGGTGTTCGCATTGCCTCGACTATCTCCGCCGGCGTTGGCTTTGTGGCCGGCATCATCGCCAAGACGTGGTATGACCGTGAAACCAAAAAGGAGGAGTAGTCATGTCGAGAGGTCTTCGGAATAACAACCCGTTGAACATCGAGAAGACGAAGGGCGGGAATCCGTGGCAAGGGGAGATCGTGCCGTCCGCGGACAGCCGATTCGCGCAGTTTACGTCCATGGCTTACGGCTATCGGGCAGCGTTCAAACTGCTGAACAACTACCAGCGTAACTATGGAATTGACACAATTCGCAAGATGATCTCCCGCTGGGCGCCGGCCAATGAGAATCACACCGACAATTACGTGAATGTAGTATCCAACCGGTCCGGCGTGCCGGCAGACAGCCGCATAACTACTACCAATCGTGACGTCATGGTACCTATCGTGGCTGCCATGTCGTTCGTCGAGAACGGCGTAGAGGCCAAAATGCCGGATGTGGAAGCCGGATGGAAGTTGTTCATGCAAAACTGATAGCCATGAGACGTATATTCTACAACAGTTGGCTGGCCAAGTGCCTGCTTTGGCCGGGATATTCCACGGCCATGCTCTTCGGCTATATCTGCACGAAGCGTAAGTCGAGTAACCCGCTATCGTATGAGACGAAGCAGCATGAGAGCATCCACGCCGAGCAGTATAACGAGGTCACGATGCTTGCATTCCTTGTTGCCCTGATCCTGCAGATCCTCTTCGGCGGCGGCTGGTGGTTCGCACCGGTTCCGGTCGTGTATTACGTGCTGTACTTCCTCGAAGCGGCGATCACGTGGACCATTCGGTTGTGCACGAGCGGCTGGACCGCGGCGGCAGAGATGGCCTACGCGAACTCCATGTTCGAGCAGGAGGCCCGGGCCGGAGAGGATGTTGCCGGGTACATCGAAACGCGGAAATACCTCGCCTTCCTGCATTATTTCGGACGGATATGAGCCGCTGGGAGACAACCGTGATTGCCTTGGCCGCCACCTTCCTCGGAGGGTGGTGGCTGGGGCAATACGTCTCCCGGCCGGAGATCGTCGAGCGGGTGCGGGTCGATACGGTGTTCTACGAGCGGCCAAAGCCGTTCGCGGTGGCGGAGCGCCCGGTGGCGGTGCATGTGCCGCGGATGCTGTTCGCTCCGGCCGACACGGTGGACCGGGCGGTCGTCGTGGGCGACAGCGTGCAGATAACGGTCACGGAGCGCACGCTGGAGTACCGCGACTCAACCTATTACGCCCGGGTGGTCGGGCCGGCCGTGGGGACGCTGGGCCCCCGGCTCGACTACTTTGAAACCTACAACAAGACGGTCGAGCGGGTGCAGCTAGTCCGTGAACCTTACGCCTGGGAACTGGGGCCCGCGATGGGGACCTGGATGACTAGGGATGGCAGCGGGATGTGGGCTGGCGCCTACGCCCGGCGAACGTTCGGCCGGTTCAGCGTGTCGGCCGCCGCGGGATACGACGCCCGCAACAAAAGCGCCTTCGGCCAGGTCGAGGCCGGTATGGCGCTGTGGAGGCGGTAACCCTATTTCAAGGCGTTGAGTGCGGCCTTTACGAAGTCGGCCATGCTCAATCCTCGTTCTTTTAGAATCGCATTCAGCTCAGCTCGGGTGTCGACCGGAATCCGAAACGACATGGTGACTGTCTCGACGTCGGACGGCTTTCTGCCGGCACCTGGTCGCGCTCCTCCTCGTTTCGTGTTCATGTCTAAAAATCCTTAAATTTCAAAAGAAAAGGCTCATCATCCCACGTCATTTTTCGCCCGATTAACTTTTCGATCGAGCCTTTGGGAAGCTCTACAAATGCGTCGTATGGATAGCGTTCTTTCGAAATCCATTGCTTGAAAAACTCATCTCTTACCGGCTTGAAGTACCATATTACCTCTTGCCCTGCATTGCTTACTGTTAGGTATGGCATTGTCAATTAGTTTTTTTAGGTTCGTTCATTTTTTGACCAGCTCGATCTCGTCGTCGATCTCCTTCTACAGTCTCTTGCTGTCGGCAAACGCGCGACCCAATCGCGCCCTTATTCATGTTTCGTGATTTTTTGAAGCAGCGAGACCGACTCGCGTGCCGATTTTAGTGCATTGATGAATCGGTCGGATCCGGCTTCCCCGTTCATGTCTTCAAGGCGGTCTCGTTGCGATTCGGCCATGCGGATTACGTCGTCGATTGCGGCGATCTGATCGTCAAACGGAAGACCCTCTCGCCTGACTGCTGACTCCTCGCCGTGCAGATAGGCTTTCAATGCCTTCTTCATCAGCGGCCGGAGCCGGTTGATATGCGCAACCGGTTCGTAAAGCATTCGCACGATCTCCAGAACACAGATCGCCTCACCGATGACGGCGAATATGTATCGGTTGTCGATCTCCGATTCGGTGAGCCCTTCCAGGCTCTTCTCGAACTCCCCGCGGCGGGACTTTGGCAGTTTGTAGACGCGGGCAATGAATCCGACCTCTTTGTCGGGGCATACCACGAAGTCGTCGGAGAAGCGAGACGCTTCCGGCCGACGGCTCCGGTCAATGATGAATGCGGGGTATTCTCTTCCCATTATTTGATAAGTTCTCCTTTTAGGATTTTACTCTTCACGCGGATCGTGACGGATCCCTTTCCGATGAATTGCTCCATCACACGGCGGAGCTCATCGACATTCAGATTCTTTTTCCCGAAGGATACGATCTGATCGCCTTCTTGATATGCTCCTACTCGGCCAGAATAGAATATGTCGGGGTTGACCTGGAATGAACCCTTCGCGTTGGCAATCATTCGGCTTGCATCGTCCAGGGAGATGTGGTAGGGAATCTCGCGGTTGTTCACCGCATTTTCGATGATGGTGGAAATTGAAATAGTGTTTTTCATAATCACCGCTTAAAGCCCGTCGGCTGTTCTATTGGTTTGACAATGCAAATATAGGATGAATTTTTGAATATTGCAAGCGTTTTTCAAAAAAATAATTCAATCATGAAAACTCCCATTTCTTACTACGGCGGGAAGCAGACCATGCTGAAGCATATCCTCCCACTTATTCCGCAGCATCGGATCTATACCGAGGCATTCTGCGGCGGTGTTGCCGTCCTCTTTGCCAAGCGTCCGGCCGAGGCCGAGATTATCAACGACCTCAATATGGAACTGACTAACTTCTACTGGATGGCCAAGATCTGCTATCCCGAACTGAAGCAGCAGATCGAGAAAACCCTGCACTGTCGGGATCTCCATGCGCACGCGGCGCATATCAACGCCTATCCGCAGTTCTTCACTCCGGTCGAGCGGGCCTGGGCTGTTTGGGCGTTGAGCAAAATGTCGTTCGCCTCGATGCTCGACGGCACGTTTGGATACGACTTCAATGGCGCCATGCCTAAAAAGGTGCGCAATGCCAAGGATGAGTTCACGGAGCGGATCTGCCTTCGGCTGCAACACGTGACGATCGAGAACCGCAATGCGCTCGATGTGATTGCCTGCTACGATTCCCCGGATACTTTTCATTTTGTCGATCCTCCCTACGTGAACTCCGACTGCGGCCATTACGAGGGGGTCTTCTCCGAACAGAACCTCGAGCAATTGCTGGATCTGCTCGAGACGGTGAAGGGGCGCTTCATGCTGACGATGTTCCCGTTCGAGTTGATCGACCGCCGCGCCCAGCGAAACGGCTGGACCATCCACCGGATTGAACGCACGATCAGCGCCTCGAAGACCAGCCGGCGCCGGCAGGAGGAGTGGATCGTCTGCAACTATGCCGACACGAACCAGTCTACGCTGTTCGGAGCGATTTGATGTAGTCGAGCACCGTCCGGTTTGCCCGGTCTACCTTGGTCCAATCGTAAGAGATGTAGAACTTCCCGGCGATCGAGGTGTCTACGTGGCCGAGTCCCTTGCTGATCTCCTTCTCCGAGACCCCGAGCTTGTCGGCCAGCGTCGCCCAGGTGTAGCGTGCCCAGTAGAAGGTCAGCCCCTCGATGTTCAACTCTTGGGCTATTGCGCGAATTGCTTTCTGGATTCGGTTGTTGAAGGTCTGGTAGGTCGCTGGCTCCTCGGCGAAGCGGAGAACATGATCCGTGCCGGCGTAGCGGGAGATGATCTCTGCAGCTTCCGGCTGGACGAGGATCGACACCGGGTTGATGTTCTTGCCCGATGTCTTCGTCCGCACGAAGTGTGCCCGGCCGTCGCGCAGCCGGTCGAGGTGGAACAGGTCCACCAGGTTCATGCCGCACATGTAGAATGACAGCAGAAAGAGGTCCCGGGCCGTCCGGCGGAAAGGGTAGGGTGTCTCGTAGGCGATCAGCCGCTGGAGCTGCTCCTCGGTGAGCGCCTCCTTGTCCTTGCGTGAGGATGCGATCTTGAATTTCCGGAAAGGGTAGTGTTCGAGCCCGATCAGATCCTCGTTGATGGCGCTGTTGAAGACCGCCCGGAGATTCCGAAAATGCAGGGCCCTGGTGTTGATGCTGGTGCCTTGCTTTTCGAGATAGGCATCGAATGCCTTCATCCATATGACGGTGATCGCTTCGAACGATGGGTCCGACTTGTCGAACGCCTCGATCGTTTTGAGGGTATAGAGGCAGGCCAGTCGGCTGTTCTCGGTGCGCCTCGAGTCGGCGTATCGGTGGAAATAGTCGGAGAGGCTCTCCTTGTTCGACGTCGTTTTGACCTCGGTCAACAGTGCTTTGATTTCGGTGACGCTTTTTCCGGCCAGCTTCCCGCTGTTGTCCAGTTCGCGGAGTGTGTTCGTATATCGGAAGAAGAGCGCCTCGATGCTCTCATTGATCGCGCGGGCATTCGGGCACTTCGGGACGACGGCCTTGTTGACCTCTCCGTTCCAGTGTTCGGGCAGGATATTGATGCCGGTGCCGATGGTTGTAACTTTCCCTTTCGAGGAGAGGAGGAACTGGATCGGGTATAGTCCGCGGGTGTTTGCCCGCCGGCGGTCTAGTTTTAAGGAGATGGTGGCCATTTTGTGCAAGTTTTTTGCAAGTGGGGCGGTAATGACAATGCGACACAATGCCGCCACAATGCGTTATAAAGGTGGTAAATTTGGAGAAGAAAAGCAAGATATGGAGAAAAGAAAAGCACTCACATTGCTGTAAGTGCTTGGCTTTTAATTGGTAGCGGGAGAGAGACTTGAACTCTCGACCTCATGATTATGAATCATGCGCTCTAACCAGCTGAGCTATCCCGCCATTGCTGAAAGCGAGTGCAAAGGTAATAGAAAAATCCATACCTGCAAAAACTTTCGCCAAAAAAATACGTCCGATTTTTGCCCTTTCGGAAGGTTTTTCGCCTGTGGCATTGATTTTGAGCATGATGCGCCGGTCATAAAAAACAAACATCATGTCGCAAAATCTTTCCCTTCGTCCGGACAGCCGTCCGTCCCGGCCTTCCGCACCCAATTCCCGGCGCAGCCCGTCTCGCAGGGCCGATGCGCGGTCTGTATCCTGTTCTGCGGCCGACCGTCGCGTGTCTGCCGACAGTGTATCCCGGTTTGTTGCCGGCAGTTCTGCTTCGGCCTCCGGTTACCCCCTGCGGCCGGGCCCGCGTTTCCTGCAAATACTGGGCGTGATCAAGGTCCTGGCCGGCCTGCTGCTGCTCGTGGCAATCTCGTGGGAGGTGATTGCCGGCGGAGAGCACTTTTCGCGCCCGTACCTGGCCGTGCAGTTTGTTGTCTGTTTGCTCTTTCTGTGCGACTTCTTCGTCCGCTGGGGAGCCGACGGCTGGAGTCTCCGGTTCTTTTGGCGCAACCTGTTCTACCTGCTCCTTTCGGTGCCGTACCTCAATATCGTTTCGTGGAGCGGGGTGACGCTGTCGCGCGGAGCCGCCATGCTGTTGGGACTTGTTCCGCTGCTGCGGGCCTTCCTGGCCATGACGATCGTCGTCGGCTGGCTGGTCGGCAACCGCGTGCGGCGCCTGCTTGCTGCCTACATCTTCACGGTAGTCGTCTTCACCTACATTTCCGCGCTGATCTTCTACGACTACGAACTACCCGTCAATCCGCACCTGCACGGATTCGGCAACGCGCTCTGGTGGGCCTGGATGAATGTTACGACCGTCGGCGCAGCCATCTTCCCCGTCACGGCGATCGGCAAACTCTTCAGCGTGCTGCTGCCGTCGCTCGGGATGATGTTCTTCCCGATCTTCACCACCTACGTGCTGCAGGAGTATGCCCCTTCGAAGACGAAGGATCGGGACGAGTGA